TTTCAATAGTGATATCTTCAGCGCTGCTGTTTACACGATGGGTGACCGTCAAGGCCAATTAGGTGCGATGGTGGTTCACAGTGCTGTCATGAATACCATGCAACAAAACCAGTTGATTGAATGGGTTCAAGTCGCGGGCGAACCAACGCTTGTTCCGTTTTATCGCGGTCGTCGTGTGGTCATGGATGATGATTGCCCGCACTTCCTTGCAGATCCTGCAAACCCTGCTAACGGTTTCAAGTATGTAAGTATCATCTTTGGTCCTGCCGCAGTCGGTTATGGAGTTGGTACGCATCACAAACCCGTCGCTATTGAAGAAAACGAGCGGACTGGTCATGGTGCTGGTTCCGAAACGCTTTGGGAGCGAAAGCAATACGTTACGCATCCTTTCGGTTTCGATGATGACAACAATGTTGCCACTGGTAATGAAGGTCAGAAAACTTTGTCTGATTTGCAGAACGGCACTAACTGGACTCGCATCGTGCCTCGTAAGGCTGTTCCAATTGCGTTTATCGTAACTAACGGTTAATCGCATGGTCTAAAGGGGCGGTAGGTTTTCTTCATTTTTCCTGCCGCCTCTTATGATCACCTTACTAAAACAAAATTTCTGTTAGAGATTACAATGAGCAATGATAACAAAACCGGAGACGGTGAATTCAAGGAAGGTCGTTACCAACTTTGCTTGAGTCCCAAAAGTCCTGGTAGCAATTTGCAGACTGCGACAATTTCTCAGTCCGGCGAAATTAAATCTGAGGCGCAACTAAATGCCTGGTTTGAATCTGTCAAAGGTAAAACTATTCCGCCGTTGACGCACCAATGGATGTTTGTGCCTGAAGGTTCGAAAGGTTGGAAAGACGATTTCGGATCTGACCCCCATGTTGCAAAAGTATCTGAGCGACCTGCTACAAAGACAACTGACGCTTTTGCGAACTTGAACGACGGTGTAGCTATTATGCCTGGAAAAAATTCAGGTTTGACCGAGCAACAGCAGAGTCTTCTAAGTGGCGTTCAAAACCCCAATCCTGACGGAGACACGGTTTTGCATGTTCAGAAGAAAATCATTCTCGATCGTCATTTGAAAGAGCATGCTGATAAAGTTGCATTCGCCAGGCACATGAAAAAGTTTGTTTCTCCTCGGTAAGCTGTAAGGAAACAACTTCCGGTTGGATCGAGTCGTCGCGGGACATGATGTTTTGCGGCGGCTTGATTTTAAGAAAGATAGATAATGCCGCAAATTATTGTTGAAGACGGAACGATAGTCGCCGGTGCGAATTCTTATATGAACGTCGCACAGCTGAGACTGCGTGCTGACTTTAACGGTATTGATTTAGCGGCGGCGACCGACGACGATCTAGAAAGGTTCTTGATTGATTCTTTCAGGTATTTGGATTCTCGCGAATCTGAATTTTCAGGACATGTTGTTGAAAATTCGCAACCGTCTGCTTGGCCTAGAAAGAATGCCAAAATTAAATGCAGGATCGAAATCGGTTTTGACGAAATACCAGGCATACTTTTGGACGCTCAAACGTTTCTAGTCGGTCAGCTAAAAGGCGGACTTCAGTTATACAAAACAGCGAGTCAATTGACTGGCGACGAACGAGGAACTTTTACCTCTGAGCGCACGTTAGGTCCGCTGACAATCAAAACAAATTCTTATCCCTCGTCAGCTTCTTTGGATGCGTCTTCAGGTGCCTCGTCTGATAAAAGACCTGTCTGTATTCCACAGCTCGAAGCTATTTTATCTCCAATCATGGAAAGCTCGTCGTCCGCAGGAAACTCGTTTCCTACAGTGAGGACATAATGGAAACCGTAGACTATCAAGAGTTTCACGACGCTGCCAAAGAGCTTATGGAATTCTGGTGCCCCACGAAAAATTCAGAATGGGTCAAGGTTACACAAGTTCCTGTAGACGAAAGTCAGCCCTGGAAAGGACTAGAAAAAGTTCCTGTTGCTGTAGAGTGTAGAATTATTTTTCTTGAAACTCGCGACAGAGTTGAAGAGTTCAATATTACCCAGTACATTCCAGAAACCGAACTTGTATCAGATTCAACGTTCGCGATATTTCATCCACAAGGTTTTGATCCAGGCGAAGGCGACACTGTCACTAATTTGAGAGGTCAACATTTTACGTGCTTTAAAGTACGTGCTATTGCACCTCATAACGAACCAATTTTATACATTGCAACACTTACCTAATGCTTACTCCCGCACAAGCCGAAGACGACATTCGATCTCTACTGTGGGAGAAATGGCAGGAGGGATTGGAGTTCGGTTATCGATCCGTTAATCAAGAAACCTGCGAATCAGAGATTGTCGAACCGAGAATTTTTAGAGTTGGCGGTATTCACCAAGGAACTGAAACGAAAGAAGCCGGGGAAATTTACTTGCCTGAATTGGCTTGGGAGCGGCAAGATATTGATCTTAAAATTGATGAGGGAAAACACATTGGCAGAGTGACGGTAGAGCCTGTTTCCAATAGGCTTGCAGACAAGCGAACTTTAGCACAAAATTCTCTTTTGCGAGAGCGAAATAGAGGACTAGTTACGGTTCAAATTTTCTACTCGCCAAGCGCTTATTACGACGAGGACAATCAGTACCTAACTATGATGGTTAGGCAGATTTTCCGCAGAAGAAAAACAAGCCCTAATATGGTCAGATTTGTTAGGGCTAACATTGCGAAGCAACCAAAATCTGAAATTTATTATCAAACGAATGTCTACGCTGAGTTTGAATACGACGAACTTGTAAATTAGGAATTTTACTATGTCCGAATGTAAACGCGAAACAATTGATTCAAGCGCCGTTGGTCTTTCGTTCGCAAGAGAAACTTGTCCTGGCGAATTACCATCAGGTATCGAAGGAAGTCACGTCTTTTCAAATTCTGCAATTGATGCAGAAGTCACTCGTTTTGAAAGCTCTTACAATGCGTGTGAAAAGGAATTGCGAGTAGACTTAGATCTGTCTCCCATCGCTTCCCCTTCATTAAAGCTGCGTGTCGTACGCGATCGAGGGGCAGTTCAAAACATTGGTCTGCAAGAGTTTGCAGGCGGTAACAAAAACTGGCGAGTGGTCGAAGACAGCACAGCTGTTGCTCGTTGGGATCGCCTTATACCGTTTACTGACGGTGTCCAAACCGTTGTTACTTTAATCAACCTTGAAGGTGAAGTTGAAGATGGTGACGTGTTTACGATCGAAGTAAGCTCCGATAATTTTGTCACGTCGCTTACTCAAATCTTGACGATTGTCGTGGACGGTACAGGCGTCGTCGTTTGGCAGGAAATCGCGTTCACCGAAGATGGTGACACTGGTAGCGAAAAGACTGTCCAAGAGCGAAATACCCGAACTGCTTCGCGACAGCGGCAAAGGGGCGGACTGATCGATTCAGAATCTCAAGTCGGTTATGAGGTTGAAGTTACGAATTCCACTTTCGACACTATGATCGAGGGTTTCTGTTATGCTGAAACCCGTAACCAGAAGTCTACCGTTCATGGTGACTTTGAAGTGACTGCTGTCGATGATGGTGAAATTACTGTAAGCGATTCAAGTTTGTTACCCACAGGATCTTTGATTCTCATTAGCGGTGCGGCAGGCTCTGCTAACGGAATGAAACTTGTAGAAGCTACAGAAGAACCTAATCTCTTAGAGGTGGATATCGAAGAGCAGATTGATATTAGCCGATTGCAAATTCACAAAGTTGGAGTTCAAGGCTCGGTCGGTGACATTGAAATTAATGTCGATGGTCCTGTAATTTCGCTTACTTCAGGCGATTTGGATTTCACATTGCTCGATTTGCACATCGGTAAGGCGATCTGGATCGGGGGCGATGCTCCAAATACTAGATTTGATCAAGGTTTTGGTTCTGCCAGAATTCACGAGATCGAGGAAAACAGGCTCACCTTGCAGCAAGTTCGCTGGGCGAAAATTCAGACTGAATCTGGTGCCGACAAGACTATTCAATTGTTCTTTGGCGATTACACAAGGAACGAAAAAGATCCAACTTTGATTAAGCGATTCTCGCATCAGTTTGAACAGATTCTTGGTTCTGATCAAATTGGTTTACAGTCTCGTTATTTCACGGGCCAAGCTGCTAATGAAATGTCCGTCGATTTGACATCGGCGGAAGGCATGACAGCGTCGTTCGGCTTCATCGGACTTGGCACGGAAATTCGCGACGGTTCTCAGGGGTTGAAACCAGGCGTTCGTTTATCCGCTCCAAAAGAAGATCCGATCAACAGCGCCGATCACATTCGCGATATGTTTATCTACGTCAACGATGACACTCGCTTGACTCCGAAAGAAGTTATCGGTGCGATCGAAACGATGGAGTTGACCGTCAACAATAATGCGACATTTGCTAAGCGGATCGGCAAGTTAGGTGCGTATGCAATTAACATCGGAATTTTCGCCGTCGACATGTCTGCCAGTGCTGCGTTCACTACCGTTGAATCGCTTCGGGCTATCGAGCGGGCTTCTGACGTTGGAGCAAGTGTGTTCTCAGTGTTTGACAACCAAGGGATGTTGTTCGACATCCCGTCAATCACTATGAGTGGTGACATTGAAAGCGGAGACGAGTACATTAAGATCGAACTTGAAAACGCTGCGGCTGAAAGCGAGTACGGTTACACTATGTCGTTTACGCGATTCAACTACTTACCAGATATCGCTAATCCTGTAGTTGAATAAGACAAATAGGTTTTCAAAAGCCGGTAACTGCACCTCTAAGCAAAATACCGGCATCTTTTACAAACTTTAACCGGAAGAAATGTGAGTTAGAATTATGAGCAATATTTGGGACACTTTTGCAGCGGATGAAAGCGTTGCCCAGACTGGCGTTGTTTTCGATCTTGACGGTATGTTTTCGTTTGAGATTGCGAGCGGTCCACATACAGGGAAGCATGTAACTGCGTTTCACCTGAAGTACATGGGTATGAACTTCGAATATGAACGATATAAAAAGGCGCTCGTGAAGCCTCATCGCCGAGCGATCGACAAAGATAAACTTGATCCTGAAATCGAACTAGACATCATGATCAAAGCTTTCTGTAAATGCATTTTGGTCGGTTGGGAAAATTTGCCCGTTCGCGAAAACTTTGATGCTTTGGTTGCAGCCGGAAGCTTACCAGTAATTCCCTACACTTTCGATGCTGCTTGTGATGCGATGAAAGCCGCGCCTGAACTCTACAAGTTGCTGGTCGACCTTGCAGAAGATCCTCAAAATTTCGGTGAAGATACAGTTGAGGAAATTAAGAAGCAGGGAAACGCCTCTGCCGTCGACTTAACTGGAAACTTGTTAAGTCCTCCGGCGATACCACAGGCAGAGGGAGAATAGACAAGCGAACGAAGCGGATGCTGAAACAGCAGGGCTTGCCGCTACCGGCAAGCCTGCAAAAATCAAAATCCAACAGAAAGCCAAAATTTAAACCTTGGATGAAATTTTACTTAGGAGCTTTTGCCGATTTAAGTAGCGAACGATCGTTTGGAATGTCGCCGGGACCAATACCTGTTTCTCAGATTTTCCATTGGGCTGTTAGAAATAGATTGACCAGAAGAGAGTTCGAAAAGTTAAAGTACTTAATCGTTCGCCTGGATAAAACCTGGATGAAATGGTGGGAAAAGGAATCTAAGAAAAATGACGCTAAGAAGCCTGCAAAATGATTTTGACGGTTTGTTCGATAGGATCGAGCAAGCCGTCGTTTCACATAGTAGGGAAGTTGCTCTAACTTTTGTTTCGCGGGTGACTGCTCATGCTCGTGTTGACACTTCGCAGTTAATTTCTAACTTTCAAGTGTCAGTAGGTTCGAGAGAGCTTTCGGTTATTGAAGCTTTTGTTCCCGGGGGAGCAGGTTTGACTGGACCCGCGTCGCGATCAATTGCTATTGGCGAAGCTGAATTTGAATTAGAAAGCAAAGTTAGAATCGGACAGGATATTTACGTCGTAAATAATGTTGAATATCTTTTAGAAGATATCGACATCGGTAGAACGTTCGAATTTTCGGCGATCGAAGCAGAGAATAGTAGCAGAGGTTTTAAAAATGCCAGACTATAACGTCAGAATTAGAGACCAAATTGATGCATCTATTCCGCGAAAGATTCGTAACATTCGTGATTCTGCCGGTGGCGCGGCTGTAAGCGTTAGAGAGCTTCGCACGCAATTGCGATTGGCTGGGCGAAATTCAGGTAGCAGTCTCGCAGGTTTGCAAAGATCAAATGATAGTGTTCGCAGAAGCGCTGTAGGTTTGAAAATTGCTCAAAACAATCTAGCCATTTCAAATAACCGTTTGACTGTAAGTGAAAACTCGCTCGTCCAAAAAGGTCAGCAATTAGAAGCGGTGAACAACCGGGTTGCTGCCAGCGCTTTAGCCAACCAAAGAGCATTCGATGTTACTGCAATTTCATCGACAAAATTAACCGCTAGTGAACAAGCAGCTGCTTTGGCGGCAAACAGGCTCGCAATTTCTAACAACCGTGTTAGATCAAGCAATCTCGCTGTTCAGTTATCCGAAGAGAGATTGATAAGAGCTAAGACGGAAAACTCATTGGCGACTGCAAGAGAATCGCGAGAAACTGATAGGCATGCAATAACCCTGAACAGAGAACAAAGGGCAGTACAAGCTAATGAGCGTGCTAACAGGGCTGCCGAACGTTCGAGGGAAAGACATAGCCAATCGATCGAAAGAGAACGTAGAGCTGAAGAGAGGCATCAAATATCGCTAGATCGTGAGACGCGAGCGAAGCAAAGAAACATCAGATCGACAGAAAGGCAAACAAGGGCGAATCGGACCCTTACGGCGTCAGCTCTAAACGTCCTTAGAACGCTCAGATTGCTCGCGGGCGTGACGACAATTGTATTTGCGCTGCAAGGGCTAACTACCGTTCTGGATGCGTATCAGAATGTCGAGAACGTCATTCGTAACGTCACTAGCACGCAAAGCGAATTGAATGATACGGTCGAAGAGATTTTTGAGATCTCGAATCGAGCCCGCGTTCCTGTGGGCAACTTGACGAAAGCATTTCAGCGATTTGATTTATCTATTCAAGCGATCGGTGGTACGCGAGCAGATACCATTACGACAACCGAAACTATTTCAAAACTGTTGACCCTTCAAGGCGCAACAACAGAGGAAGCTTCAGCTTCCCTTTTGCAGCTCAGCCAGGCGTTCAATAAGGGTAGACTTGACGGTGACGAATTCCGTTCTGTTATGGAGCTGATGCCGCGACTAATGACCGAAGTCGCAGAAACAATGGGCGTCACTCGCGGTGAATTATTCGATCTTTCGCAGCAGGGAGAAATCACTACGTCTGTACTTTTAAAATCGATTAGAAATTTAAGAGACAGGGTTGATGAGGATTTTGGAAACATTGAATTGACGGTAGGTCAAGGTCTTACGGTTGCTTTGAATAAAGCTACTTTATTTTTCGGTAGGCTAAGTCAGTCGACTGGCGTTTCAAGGGCATTGGCTCAATCTCTAATCGGGATAGCTGATTTGCTCCCACAGTTGACTACTGCTGCTGTTGCCTTGGGCGCGGCAATGACAGTTGTGTTCGGTTCTTCAATGCTGGGCAACATCGGCAGAATTAGAACTGCGATACTTAGCTTGAATGCCGTAGTTCTTTTAAACCCTTACGTTGCTGTCGCGGCGGCAATAGCGGGAATTGTGGCTGCTGTAAGCTTGTGGCGAAATGAAATTGTCGTATTTAGCGACGGCACAACTTTAGGTGATCTTTTCACCGCCACTTTGCAGAGAATTCATTTTTGGCTGGGTGAGATTCAGAAGTTTTTCATATCGCTTACGGAAACTGAGTTGTTCAGAAGTACCAGTAGCTTTGTGGTTGATAGAATTTCAACCGATTTTGAACGACTGTTAACTTTGGGTAGTGGTGTTTTACAATTCTTTAAAGCTTTCATCACTGCTGCAATCTCTTTGGGAGTTGCAATTTCAAATGCAGTCGGGACTTTTTTCAATGAAACGCAAGGACAAACCGCGTTAGAGCGTGTTGGTAGTTTGTTGGTCCTAGTTAAAGATTTGTTCGTCGGTACTTTCGTTGAAATCGGAATTCAAATAAGTGCCCTCATCGCTCGCGCGATCAATTTAGCAATCGATCAGTTAAACAGTATTGAACTGGCAACTTTGACGCCGTTTGATAACCCTAACAATACGTTCAATCCCTTCAATTTCGAAAAATTCGACATCGATAAATTGATCTCTGATTCAAGAGATTTGCTCCCGATTTCAGATTTAGGAAACTCTGTAGGAAATAGTTTCTTGGCCGGAATCGTTGATACATTTGAAAGTGATCCGATCGGCCAACTAGGTGAACTTATACGAGGTGAGTTTAATATAATCGCGGAAGACGCAAGAGCGATTAATCAAACTCGAATCGATGAAGGTTTGGCGGCGTCCGCTCTTCGTGTTAGCAACGCTTTGGGTGAAGTTAGCGATGCTGGTCGAAGTGCTATCGCAGCATTATCGAATACGGGAGTCTTGGACACATCACAACAACAAGAATTAATCAGCCAAACTCGTGCGACGGCCAATGAGATTTTGAGAATTGAGCAAATCAAAAATGAGGATCTTAGGCGATTGGAATTCGAAACTAGTGAAGTGCTCAGAAGAGATAGAGAGCTTACCGGTTCGATTGTCGAAGGGACAATTGACAGGAACAGTGAAGCCATCAACCGATATGCATTGTCCGTGCAAGCACTAGTCAATACTTACAGTCAATCTCAGGAACCTGCGGCTGGTTTCGTCTCAATTTTGAATTCAGTCTTCCAGCAAGTTTCAATGCTTACAGGCTTGGATAATGTCAACCTTGGCGAAGCGCTCGCAGATACCGATGAAATTCGAAACGATTTGACCAACAATATTATTAATCCGATCAAGGAAATTGCGTTACAAGATGAATTGCTAACTAGGTCTACTAGACAAAATGGAAATCAACGGGATCAGTCTTATAGGTCGAATCAAGATAGTATTGAAGGTATCCTGGAATTGACTAGAGAACAAATAAGCTTGAACGAGCAAAATTTGCAATCGTCTTTTGAGGGCGTAGCGCAAAGCCTCGATAACGGTCGTCAGGGTGCTACTGAATATTTCAGCACGCTTTCACAAGGTTATACAAACTTAATAACGCAGGCCGGTCAATTTGATATGGCAGTGCAAGAAAGCGCCGCTAGTGCCGCGCAAGGTCTCGGTAAGGCTTTAGGTGGCGACAGTGAGGGTATAGGGCAATTTTTATCGTCTGGTATCGCAGCTATTTTCCAAGCTCGCAGTTCGAATTTCCTAACCGGTTTGGCTTCTGCCGGTCCGGGTAGAGCTTTAGGTGGAGACCAAGGCCAAGAAGATGCTCAGCGAATACAATTAGTTCGCCAGGCAGCAACGGAAGCTCAACCTGCCATCCAACAATTGAACAACTTACTTGCCTTTACAAGCCAAATTACAGCTACCATCCAGCCTATTCCTAATTTGATCGGACCCAACGTCGCCCAAGGGGTGAATTTGGCTAGGACTTCTCTGTCAAGTTTGTCAACGACAGCTACATCAGTTCAAGCCAACGTCGCCGAATTGAACCAACCATTTATGGCTGCGTCATCTGCTGTAAGTTCTTTCGGTAGTTCTGCTACTAGCGCACTGGGTAATGTAAGCAGCTCAAGCAGTACCACTCGCGGAGCGGTTGATCAAATTCCAATGGCATTCAGTTCTTCTGAAAGGTCGGCGAGATCGTTTGCTTCGACTGCCGTCAGCGAGCTAAATAAAGTCACTGACGCTGCAAATGAGGCAGCTGAAGCATTGAAAAGAGCTGGTCGCGGCTTTTCACCTGGTGGCAGAGGTGATGGCGGCGCTGGTGGAGGTGGAGGTCTTTTAGGTTTTGCTTCCGGTGGTCTTGTGCCTGGCGGTGAGAGAATTATTCGCGTAAACGAAGATGGCCGAGAGTTCGTTATGAATAATCGCGCAACTCGTGACTATTTGCCGATCCTAGAAGCTATGAATGCAGGCCGATTTAATGCAAGTTCGCCGACTCCTACGCCGTCCACAAGATCAGCTGGCAGAAGCAATGGGTCTATGAGCGTGGTGATCAATAACAACGCACCCGGTGTCGCTGTTCGAGAGCAGCAATTAGGACCGGGTGAAGTTGCGATAATGATCGAACAAGCTTCAGAACAAACGTACAATCGAATTGCCAACGATTTCAATGATCCTAATAGTGCCGTCGCTCGTAATTTTGGACAAAATTACGATGCTAGGAGAGTTTATTAAATGGATAACAAGTTTGTAAAATTCTTTTTAGATTCTAAGAAATCCATTATTGAATTTGAAACAATTCAAATATCACATCCTGTTTTCGATCGAACTTATTATTTCGTTCGCAATTCCAGCTGTGGAATTACAGCCAGTTTAGAGAATGAACAGGAAGTGCATTTTCAATACATGCCGATGAGAGTTACCCCTAATGCAACCAAAAGTGATTTAGATTTCGGCGTCGACATTGTTTTTGGTGATTTGGGAAACGTAATTGCTCGTGAATTGAAAAAGATTCGAATCAGCCCATTTTTGCAAACCAGACCCCAACTCGTTTATAGAAGTTACAGATCCGATGATTTGAGTTCGCCAATGAACGGTCCGTTTGTTTTAGAAATTAGTAGCATTCAATTCAATAGGGAAGGTTCTGCTTTCAGCGCGTCCCCGCCGACAATTAACACTTCTCGTACGGGGACAATTTATACTACCCAAAGATTTAAAGGCTTGAGAGGTTTGTAAATGCTAAATTTGTTTGCTAAACGATACGACGCCGAACTTTATAATTGTGGGCACTTCGTGATCGATTTTTTAAACGAAATTGGTAATCGCAACTCGCTTGACGTTCAAGACGTAACGAGCCTTAAAAACCTCAGAAAGATATCGTTGCCTATATCTCCGTGCGTCGTGATGATGCGTAATACCCATAGGGATTTACATTGTGGGGTGTTCTATTTGAACAAAGTTGTTCACCTCTAACAGAATTTAAAATCGATTTCTATCAATGTCCACAGTAACAATTACGCAGCCAGGTTCGAGCGAAACCTTCGAAGATGTAAATTGCATTTTTGAGTTTCTTTTCGATCGTTTGAAGACTTGGCCTAAAGGTGCCAAACTTTACCACGAAGGTAATCTTCAAAGCGTAGAAGACGTTGATGACATTCATTTGCTAGAAGGCCTTGAAGGTAATTTTGAAGTAGTCATTGAGCCTCAGGGAGTAGTCGCCGCTGTATCTGCGATCGGATTAGGCGCGGCAGCGCTACGAAGGGGATCGGGTAGAGATACATCTGCTGCCAATTTTACACCACCACAAGTCATCGCTAACCAAGTTGACGAAGAACAGACTCAATCGAATAATCGAATTACAGGCCAGCGAAACGAAACAAGAACGGCTAGGCGAATTCCCGACATATATGGTCAGGTTAGAGCGTTCCCTGACAAAATCTTTCCTGATTACGTTTCAGCCGGATCTGTAATTAGTTGCTACTGGATAGGTAAGGGCGAATTTGAAGTCACAGACTTTCAGGTTGACG